CTGTAGAGATTGTGTCTACTTCGTATACATCAAGAGCGTTCTTAATGCGTTCCATTACTTCGCCCTTTGGGTTTACGCCCGCAATCTTAACGCGGTATTCATATACCTTATTAAGATTGAAAATATATTCTTGGAGATTTTGCATGTTTGTTTGTCCTATTACATATTTATGAATAAAATGATTTTATTCCGTCGCTGGCTTGTTACGTTTAAGGATTTCAGCAAGTAATGCATTACGATCAAGTACCATTCCTTTGCCGTCAATTGGTTCTTCATCCTCATTAGCTTCCTTAACTGCTTTGGCGTCCTTGGCTATTTGATGGTCCAGTCTTGCTTTTTGTAGCTGCAAGCTGATCATACGCAACTTTTTATCCATTTTAGCTGTCTTAGCAGACACAGCATGACCCAATAATACAGATGCTGTTTGGAAAATAGGGCCGGCAAAGCGTGGGTCAATATTCATTCCTAGATCAAGAAGGTCCGTTGCTTTGTCTTTAGCTAAGTCTGACAGCTCGTCTAGATCTTCGTCTGACTTATCTAAATCTGATACAAACGGTAACGCTGCATCAATTTTATCAATTGCTGTGTTGACCTCTTCAATAAGGCCTTGGTTCTCTTCTATTGTATCACGTGTTTCCTGGGATACAGGTTCCTCGTCAGGATCTCGAAAATTGCTGCCTGGAAGGTCAGGTAGATTGAGTAATTCACCAAGTTTTTTAGTCATTCCGTATTTATTAGGCTCGACCTTGGTGGAACAAATCCTGTTCAGTGACTACTCGAAAACGTAAACCTTGCGCTTGACAATATGCTGTTGCTGCTTGCCATTTGGCAGCATTAAGGATTGCTGCTGCTTTATCTCGTGTGCTCTTAGCTTCTGCTAACGATGTTTCTTTAAGTGGCTTAACTTCAATAATTTCTGCATGTTGCTTCCCATTCTTATCTAAGTAAAGGATGAAGAAGTCAGGCACATATATAGTATTCTTACCTGTAAATGGGTTGCGGTAGTTGACGTGTATTGCTTCGCTTGCCCATTGCAATATAGCAGGGTTCTTGTCGAAGAATGTCATTACCGTGTGTTCCCAGGATGACCTATAGGTAGGTGTCTTTTTGCCTACGTATTTTTCAGGGTTGGTTGGTTGAAATTGCCCGTTGGCGTATTTTGACATTATGGAAGTATAGCTCTTGCTACGTATTTAGAGGTTACTGGTTGTGTAGTAATGCCCAACAGGCTTGTACCTTTTCTCTGTAAGTTTAAAAACATTGTTAGGTAAGAGTTGATCTCACCTTTTGGTAATTTCATAAACTCTTGTAATACTGACATAGGGTTGGCGCCGCGGGTACGAGCAGTATACATCACTGCTGATGCTAAAATTTTTGCAGACTCTTTGTTATCTGCAACAGTTTCAAAATAACTAATAACTGCTGCATCCACATCAGGGGTGACAGTGAACGTAGGACTAAAGAAATTATTAAAATATTTGTTCGTGTCTGTATTAGCATTGGATGTCAAATCCACTGGCGCTAAATTATAACTGTTTTGACTTGTATTGCTCATGGATGTGTATCAGACTGAGATGGTGCTGGTGGTGTAGATGTTTGGGCTGGGGTAGTTACTTTATTGTAAACAGTTCTACCCGCTGCATACAATATACCAACCTTAGCGACTGTCGCAGGAGAACTTGACGCAAGTAACGCAGTACCCGCAGTTAATGCAACTGCGCTAAGGTTGCTACTCGCACCATTACTTGTAACTCCGCCTCTTAGAGTAGCTGCTGATTGGGTGTCAATATCAGTTTGGTTCCCTTGTATCTTGTTAGCTAAGTCACCAATTGAAGGCACTGCAATTCTGTTCAATGGGTTATCGCCCCTGAGCACATCCATACCAAACTGAGTAAGCTCACCCAACGCTGCTTCTTTAAGGTTCATTTTGCCGGCATTGCTTATACCACGGAATGCTTTAAATGCAGCACCCAACGGATCAGACGGGATGGAATTAATAACATCATCAGCCGTATCCATTAAACCACCAGGTCCCATGATACTCTGAGTGCCATTAGCAGGAGTAAGCGGCGATGGCTTCTTGTCGTAATGTAATTTTGCAAACGAAGGCATAGTTGATGGCTTGACGTAGCCCTCAGCATAAAGCACAAACTCATATGACACTGTCATTTCGTGCTGCATAGGTTCCGTAGAACTAGACGAATGTTGTCCATGTTTGAACGATGTAATTATAGGGTTTACTAAAATATATTCTGAGAATCGTTTCTGATGCAAACTATAAATTTTAATAGATCTGATGAAGTTTTTAGGCTTCTCTACTTGTGTTAATGGTGTAAAGCCGTACACATTTTTACGGTCGTTATCATAACGACCATTGGCACCAAGATACGACGCATCTATACTACCACCTTTACTAACACCACCATCCATATCTCTGTAGTAATATGCATAGTAATCAGCCCACAATGTCCGCACACGGTCTGCACTATCATCATGGAATTGGAAGGTCACTGGTTCATAACGAACTTTATTCTGTACGATAGATGGTCTACCGTAACTGTTCAATGTTTTGCTGTCAATGGTGAACTTAGGCAAGTCTACGCTTTTAACTAACATGCCAACTTCAGTGGCTGCGTCAGGCACTGATCCGCTTTGTTTCAGTTCCGTGTCAACATCAAAATACACATGGTACATGTATCCCATTTTAGGATACAATGCATTACCTGTGGTCTTTTGATCACCATCATGGAATAATTTTGAGGCGTGAGAAAAGTCTTTGACTTGGTCGCCCGTGCCTAGCTGTGTTAAAAACCCGTCTAATAAGCCCAAAATATTCTCCTACTATATTATTTATTGTCGTAAAAAAGCCCGGAACTTACCCGGGCTTGTAAACGTTTCGTCTGGAGTACCAGTGTTTAGCCTGTTGTTAATGTACCCAATGTACGACCAACTGCCGATCCAACGCCAGTGCCAGTAGGAGTCTGAACTGCATTGTCAAAGCGGATTGTTAACGCAATAGTCGCTGCTTCTGCTGTGCCGTAGTTCATTTCACCGTAATCAACACTAGATAATTGGCAACCGTATAGTTCCCATGTCTCTAATACTGTAGGTGTGTTAGCACCGTTGCCGCCATCTAATACTTCGTAACGTAAAACGAACTTGTAATCGATGCCGGAAGAAGCACTGCTTTGTTCTGCAAAGTCGAATTGCTTCTGGATTTGTTCGCCAACTAGGCGAGAAATATTGCCACCTGCGTCATCACGCAATGTAACACTTGTCTCTTGCCATTCTGGCTTGCCTTGTAGCCATACCTTGCTATTGTATACATCAATAGCGAACGGTGTGAACGAAACGTTTGGACGTTTAATATCAGCTACTTGCTTGGTTAATTCTGCCTTGTCGGAACTAACACCAAAGTTTTCAAAAGTAGCGCGGAAGCGATACTTTAACTTAGGCATTAGTAAACCTTGTGTACTAGCACTCTGGTTTGTTGCTAGTGGAACTGTAATCTTTGTTAGTGACGAAACTGCCATCTTGTACTCCTATATATGTATTTACTTAAATTATGGTGTTATAACGGGACCGTTAAAGTCCCGTTATATGCTCACTTTATAACTTAGCAATGTCTCCTGGATTGTATAAGCGAATTGGGATGTAGATAAACTCAACATCTTTCATTGGCTCAATAGCTACGTCAACATACAACTCGTTACGTGCAATACGTGTAGGTGTGTTGTTGCTTTCGTCGCAAACTACTAGGTAATCGTAAACACCGCGCTTTGCAACTAAGTCGTTAATTGCACCAGAGATGATGTTCTTGATTTGGTCACGAGTAATCTTGTCGTTAGGTTCAAACAAGAAGCCGTTACCAACAGTAGCAAGGATTGTACGGATGTAGTTAACAAGACGTGCAACGTTAACACGGTCCATGCTGCTTGCAACTGGGTTACGTGTCTTCTGACCCCACACAACTAAACCAATGCCTGGCAAGTTAGTGATTGGATTGATTTTGTTTTCATACAATGTATCACGTAGACCTTGGTTAACACCGATTGGGTTGTATTCACCAGTAGCAGAATCAATGTAACCAACGCTAGAAGCGTTGTCTACTAGGCCGCGGCGTGTACCTGCAGGTGCAAACCACATGTAGCTCATGTTATCGCTGTGGATAAATGTGCGTAATGCAATGTGCGAAGCTGGCTGAATAATTGCGTTGCCTTGAACGTCGTTTGTCTCAGCGCAACCTGGGTAGTAAACACCTAAGTATGGATCGTTAGTTGTTAAGCCTGTAGCGTTGTCGCTGTTGTTAGACCAGTTAGCAAGGTCAATGCCGTTAGGAGCAAGACGCATCGGTGTATCACCAATAACGAATGCTGTATTAACGCGGTCATTGTTCAATGCAACCATGTTAGCGATAAGTTCTGGGTAGCCAGGTGCAACGATTAAGTTGAACTGGAACTGTTCTTCACGGATTTCTGTGGAACCATCTACAGCGCCCTTCATAGCAGCAACAATCATATGACGTTGTGCTTGGTGGCCAGCGTACATAGAACCATCATTCTTCAATCCGCTTGCGCTTACCCATGCATCTGTTACTGCTGGAATAACTGCATCAGGGAAACTTGTATCGTTGAAGTAGTTGCTTACGAAACGCTTTACGTTATAACCAGAGCGGCGTGTGTTGAATAACAATGTACCACGTGGATATAAACGTGCGTCAGGAGCGTCAGCATCTAAGTAATCGCTAGTTGCTAACGATGCAATAGAAGGCATGTCACCATTAATTACGTTGACTGTACCATTAGTGCCCCAACGTGCATCAGCGAAGATAATACCGTTTTGGCTGATTTGATCTTTGTTATCAATCTTAACCCAGATGCTACCAGTGTAACGGGAAATTGCTGGCCAGTTTTCTAAATCGCTTGTGTCTAACCATAAGTCACCAGCAACTAATGCTGAGCTATCTGTCTGTGAAGTTGGTTTGCTTGCAGAAACAATGACACCAGTCGGATCTGTTTGTGACAAGTCGTAACCACGTGCGTCAGATGCTTCTTGTTGATACCCTTTCCAGCCATCTAATGTGTTGATCATAACGTCAACCTCAGTAGCAGAACCGTAGTACCATAACGTACCATCAACTGGATTCTGTGTTGGTTCAGTAGTGCTGTATGTATAGCTCAATGGGACCCATGCAGATAATAACAATGCACCTGTTGGTGTTCCAGAAACGCCGGATACTGCTGTAGTAAAGCCTGCCGCAGTGACCGCAGCACCGCTCAATACTATCGCACCACCATACTTATGTGTTAAGCTAATAGCAGTAGTGCTTTCAACGTTGGCAGTTACTTCAGGAATATCAGCTGCTAAAACTGCCGCTGCAAAAGCTGCACGACCAGTACCATTAATAGTAATAGTATAGGTTGTTAATGCCGATGTACCAATAGATGTAGTTTGCAACGTAAATGTTTCACCAGATGTAAACGGGTTTGGATTTGCTGTAATATTAGCTACCACCTTTGTTGCACCAGCAGTTGCTTTAACATACGGCTTATAGTTAACTGTGCCATTAAGGTTTACATTATATTTTACAAATATAGTACCAGCCGCAATACCAAAACCACCTGCTGCTGGGTCTAAACCGTAAGTTGCAGTAGCGACAGTGTTGTATAATGGTGCTGCTTGGGAAACCCAGCTACCCGTAGAAGCAGAGAATTTCTTAATAGCAACATTTGCACCAGCACCGGTTGCAGTAGTTTTAATAAACACACTCTTAGATGGGCGCGGCACAGCATCAGTGCTTCTCCAGTTTGGCATTTGGACGTAAGTACCAAACTGGACTGCTGGATTAGCATATGGTCCTGATGTCACACCTAAAGCTGCCAATGGTGCACCAATGTCATCTGCAAGCACAATCTTACCATCAGCTAACGTACCGTTGCTTGCTGCTGCTGCTGATGCGTACAATTCTAAATGCCCGCTTACATTAGCTGCTGTGACACCCACAACGCCGTATGCATTAATAGCAGAGACTACATCGTCTAATGTAGTTGCATTTAAAGCGATTGGGCCCTGTGCGTTAATATAAATCGTGTCAGTTGTATTCAGTGTTGGGGAAGTTATAGTACCCTTAACTGTTGGGTTAGAGGTAGCCCATTGATCGCTACCAACTAACGTCCAGATGTTAGACAAATTCTTGTAGAATAGGTTCCATACACTACCGTTAAATGCACCACCAGCTGCTGGGCTTAATGCTACTGCGTAGCTACCAATGCTACCAACGCTGTCTACAGGGTAATTTGTACCAGCTACTAAATCGTCAGCTGACGTTAAAACAGTTGGGACAATCTTAGTAAATGTGCCAGTAGTAGCATTCCATTCATAAGCACCGAAATCTGTTTCAGCTAAATCTAACCAATTTGTGCCGTTAGCTACAGTGCCTGTTGGGCGAACTGCTGTTGCATCTAATTGAGCAATATCAATATCAGCACGTAAAACGTATGCTTTGTTTGCTAAACCTAATGTGCTATATGCAGCCATTAAGCCGTATTCGTTGCGCTCGTCACCGTGTAATGGTGTGCCAGAGCTGCTTTGCTTAAAAGTAGGGTATCCTAATGCGCCCACTAAATCACGTTGGCCCGTAAACATTTGAAGTTTACCAGCATTAGCCTTGATTGTGCCACTAGCTGTTGCGCCAGATGGGTTAGTCTTGTCTTGTGCTGTAGCTAAGATGATAAGTGGAACCGAACCAACTGCGCCTGGTACGTATTGGCTTTCATCTGAAATTGTAATTTGTTGACCTGGGGAAACTAATGCCATGGTGTTTATCCTTTAAAGTACATTATGAATATTTAGCGAAAAGCACCTAAAAGTACGCTGTTAAGAGTGCCCTTTAAAGGTTTGTGTAATTAAAAAGCAGTAAATAC